CTGGTTCTGGTATTTCCAGCCTGGGCTCTTACTTCCGCCTGCTGTTGAGGCTTTAATTCTACTACCTCATCGCCACCATCCATTGGAACCATGCCCTTACGAATTCTGACTTCGTTAGGAGTAATTACCTTCATTCTCAAATAACGCTCATCAATCTTGGACTGAGTATCCTCGTCTGTAAGGCTTAGCTCATTAAATTTAATATTCAAAGCATCAGTCATTTCTTCAATAAGTTTATTTAGTTTCTTTTCTAGAATTTCCTGAATTGGCTTGCAAACCTGCTCTTTAAATGTTTTATCTGCATCACGAGCATTTGCCAAGGATATTCCTTGTGGGCTACCAATTTTAGAAATTGGAACACGGTGTGCCATTAATATTTCATCTCTATTTGCTTGACGATAAACATTAAATGAGGACTCTTGTGCTCCCGCCTCAATTGGCTCCATTTTAAATTCAACCTTAGAATCTGAAGTATCTGCTGGAAGCGGAATATAAAGAGACCTATGATTTTTACCTCTTAGTCCCACCTGGAAGAATTCTAATAGCTTACGCTCTGACTCTGTAGATAGTTTAGCACCCTTGACTGTAATAATATATCTTGGAACCGCCTTATTTTCAAAATAGTCTAGGTTATATTTTCCTGCAAATTCATTTCCAGCCATAGCATTTGAAGCCGCCACAATATCTGGAATTCCATAATAATTATTACGTGGTGTATATTTCTTGAGATGAATAATTTCATTTGGTCTATCGCTGCCGTCTGCAATTGGATTAGGTGTTTCCTGGTCCCCAAAGTTACGGAAGAATACAGCCTTGCCATATAGCAACTGAATAAAGCCATCACGGAGACGACGGACACGCATCGTCTTTGACGGAATGTGTCCGATATATCCGATCTTGCCAGAAGTTGTTCTGCCAATTTCTAGATAGCCATTTCCTGTTGCTTCAACATCTGTATAAAATTTAATTAATGTCTCTTTAAATGTTTCTTCTTCGTTGCAATCTTCTAGCCATTCATGTAGATCTTGACGAAGTCTGTCAAGCTTTCTGCGAGCCCGCTCTAATTGTGTATCGTTATTAATAGAGTCAATAGCATCAATAGTTTTACGAGTTTCGATAAAGTCAAAACCAAGTCCTACAACGTTTGACACTTTAGCATTAACTGCTGCATAGTTATATGGAGATAATTCATATATGTGAGAAAGATACTCAAGATTATATGGAGGCTCAATAAGGTCAAACATTGCATAGCCAGTAATAGCCTGTGCAAGAAGATTCTGTTGTGTTTCTACGCCTTCAATACCTACAAATCTTTTTTGCAGATTACGATTCATCTTGCGTCGGAAGGAAGCGCCAAGACCTTGTACTTTTTGTAACTCCTCGCCAGATACCATAAAGGCATCATTTGTCTTTACGACAGTTGTGGACGGGATATGAAAATCAGAAGCAGTAAATGCTTGTACGCCTGTATCTATATCGTCGTTATCTTCGAACATTCCCATTTACTTTTTACCTTTCAACTTCTTCATTTCGTCTTTATAGTTTCCAATATCCAATGGATCTGGAACTAGGCCCCAGTCGAGCCTTTGCTTTTGATATTCAAATTCTTCGTCGTCTATCTTTCTGCGCCCCGCCAAAAATAATGGTTTGCCATGATCGATACCATAAGACCTTACAACTTTAGCCAATGCATCCATAGCCGCCTTGTTGCCCTTTTTAGATGTAATAGATAGGAAGTTTCCGTCATCGTCTCCGACCCATCTGCCATCATGAGTCTCCCAAACATAAATACCAAGAATCGTATCCTCTACGATTTGTGAGCTTTTTAATTTGCCTAAATCCATTACCATAGATATTTATTTTACCACTTTCTATGGCCTAAGTCCAGCTTTTTGTCATACAATGTGACAAAATTAAATACTTTGTATCACTACCCAGTCATTTGTATAGGCAGCTGGAGTATTTTCTGTCACGGTAAATGACGAATCGCTGGAAACTATTGAGGCTTTCTCAATATATAGCTCATAATGCTCTAGGGCTTTAGCGGAAGTAAAGTCATCCTCATATAAAGATATATTCTGATATAGGGAAGGGGTGGCTCCATATAGGGAATAATTAAACTTTATATCCCCGCCAATTGTCGTATTATAGACAATTACCACATGGTGCAATTCTCCAGCCGTAAATACATTTGATATGCTGGTCTCGGATGTCTTGTCTACCCCATTTACATATATTGCATCCACATTGGTTTTTGATACCGTTCCTGTATTCCGCCATGAATAATTTGAGGCCTGATAGCCATTTGTCGAGGTCGACGAAACAAGGCCTGAATCTGTGAAGGCGGTAGGAGTATAGAAAAACTCTATAGTATTTATTCCATATGAGGCTGCTATGGTAAATCCACCATCTGTGGAACATCTTAAGCCATTACGGTAATCTCTGGATAGGATATTATATCTCCTGCCGCCCAAATGATATTCTTCTTCTGCATATGTTAATTTATCGCCAAGATTTTCGGCATATAGATCTTTTGTCTTATAGAAGTTAAATGCAATATATCTTAGTTTAGGTATATGTTTGCTAATGTCTGTGCTGGTTAAAGTAAATTTAATAAATAGTCTGCCTGTAGAACTAAATGAGTCTAATGTATATCCTGGAATTGCCTGCCCATTTGTACATGCTGTATATGTAGATCCGTCAAGACTTGTCTCTACTGTTATGCCATTTGTGCCAGACCATTCTATTTTTGATGAGGTTAATCCTATAGTAGTTGGAATTGTAATATAGTCTGTAAATTCTACTGTTTTGCTTCCGCCGCCTGAATTTTCTTTTAGAGATATTGATTCATCTCTTGTGTCATAGAATATGTCATCAGTTACAAAATTAGACCAAGACTTGCTAAATGGATATGAATAACTGAATTGTGATTTAAGATTCTCATCGCTAAGATGATAATGGATTCCGTCATCTGGATATGCTACCTGAATTCCTGTTATTGGAGATGCATCTATAAAATGCTCTAGTATTTGTTTTGAATTAAGAGCATATCGATAAACTGCTGGAGCATCGATAATAAATGAATCTGATGCGCTAGATGTTGGGCCAGCAGACAGCGTCATGCCGCTGTGAGTTATGCCCAAATCGGCGGGGATTACAGAAATAGAATCTCTTAAATATCCATCATGATAAAGACTTAAAGTAGATCCATTATATGTTCCTACAACATGATGAGATTTAGAGTTATATGGAACTGTATATCTAGCCTCTTTATTTCCAAATCTGAATATTACGTCGCCTTTATGGTAGAAGATTCCGACATCATTTGTAGAATCTCCAAATATAGTTATTTCATTTGTTGTAGTTACTTTAGGATAAAACCATACTTCTATTGAAAAGTCATTATCAAGGGAATATTTATCTGCTATGCTTCCGCCTGCAGTTGATCCATTGTAATCTTTGGTTATTGGAAATGTAATATATTTGGTATTAGTTATTGGAGTTCCATGAGTTCCGCCAGGAATAAGTGGAATAAGCCCTGTTGTTATGCCGCCAGAATATGTTCCATTATTTCCAGATCCAGATGAATCTGCGGCGGTAGTACCAGAAGTCTCATCCAGTAGCCACAAGCCTACTGGGTAATCTTTTATTACCTCTAGTTGATATGACATAATTAGGAGAAGGAGATTGTTCCTGTTCCCGCCGTAAATGTGGTTACTTTATTATCACCTATAGTTGAGGTCGATGCTGTAAGTCCAGCTCCTACAGAAATTGTGCGTGATGATGGATAACGAAGAATTACTATTCCTGAGCCACCGTTTCCTCCACGGCCATTAGTAGCATTGGCACCGCCACCACCGCCGCCGCCAGTATTAGCGGTTCCAGCACCAGCAGTTGTTCCACCTGTTCCTCCTGCGCCGCCGCCACCTGAACCTCCAGCTGCTCCAGCGCTACCAGCATTGCTACCAGCGCCACCACCTCCACCAGCATAGGTAATTGACGAACCAGAAATTGAGGTTGTTACACCATTACCTCCAGCACCAGCGGTACTTCCAATGTGACCATTTCCTGGACTCCCAGCTCCTCCGCCGCCAGAACCTGCATATTGCGCTAATCCATTACCTGTCCCACCAGAATACCCCTGATTATCTGTTCCAGAAGCGCCTGTTGTCCTAGTATATCCATTGCCGCCGCCGCCAGAGCCTCCAGATTGAGCATCTCTATAATCAACGTTGCCATTTACTGCCCAACGTCCAGCACCATATCCGCCTCTTGTTGATGTAATAGTACTAAATGTACTATCACTAGCATTTCCTGGAAAAGTATTATATGCGGCCGCTCCGCCTGCGCCAACTGTAACATTATATGAAGTTAGTGTTGAAACTTGCAAAGCACTTTCTAAGCTACCGCCTCCTCCTGTTGCGCCTACAGTGCATCTAAGTCCTCCTGCGCCACCGCCGCCAGAACCTGCTCCTGCTAGATCATCAGTTCCTCCTGCGCCACCGCCAGCTACAACTAAATAATCAATAGATAAAATAGCAGTTGGAGTAACACTATTGGTTGCAGCAGATGCTGCAGATGTTCCATTAGCGTTAGTTGCTGTAACTGTAAATGTATATGAGGTTCCATCATTCATAAGACCAGCTACAGTTATTGGCGACGATGCGCCAGATGCTGTAATATTTCCTGGAGAGGAAGTTACTGTATAAGAAGTAATTGCAGAACCTCCAGTTGCGCCAGAAGTAAATGTTACTGTTGCTTGTGACTCCCCTGCAGTTGCTGTGCCAATTGTGGGAGCCTGTGGCACGGTAGTTGCAGTAACTGCTGCTGATGCAGCAGATGATATTGATGTCCCAAAATTATTTCTACCTTGAACAGTATAAGTATATTGTGTTGATGATTGAAGGCCAGTCACAGTAATTGGAGAAGATGA